CAGATCGGGTATATTAAAGGAGTGGAAGGGAAGCACCCCTGACACACTCTAAACCCTCTCTAATCGCCTCTCAATGCGTAAGATCGAAACCCAGATGAATGCCGCTCTCGCTAACAGCAAGTCCTGGCAATCTGGCAACACTTCGGTTTCATTTAACGAAGAAAACAACACCTCAGTTGTTCGTCTTCACGGTAACAAGATTGCCGTCCTTGGTGATGACTTCCTCGAAATCTTTGATGGCGGTTGGCAATCCAACACCACCAAATCTCGTCTCAATGCTATCATCAACCGCTTCTGTAATGCTGCCACCGATGGTGTCTATCAGCGTGACTTTAAGTGGTATCTGAGTGATAACGGAGTCGAGAAAGATTTCGAGAATGGTTACATCTTCGCATGACAATCTGGGCTGCACAGTATTAAGCGTAAGACCCAGCATTAGGACACAAACTATCACAAACTAACAAACAATCATCATGAGCAAACTTGGTTTTTTCACTGCCTATCTTCACACTTATTGTGATAACGGCAATGATATCTTGAAGGCACTTGATGACATTATCTCTGGAGAAGTGCGCTACCTATGTGATGATGACTTTTGACAATTAGGCACTAGTTTGTTATACTGGGGGCAGTTAAATTAGCCCCCTTAAATATAATTCGCGGCCCTTCCCTAACCTACAAAGGTACCCAGACGAGAGATATATAACGATCGGGTCCCCTTACAGCCTATATAAAAAAAATTTCCCAGCAAAATTTACGCCCTCAGAGTTTTTACTATGGATTGGAAAATTCGCCAAGACCGTCAAGATGATCGTGTCTGGTGTATGGAAGTGATTCTACGTTACGAGGGATTCCTAGATCCTCGGATTTACGAATGTGCAGATTATTGCACCAGTGCTGGACTGACAAAGGATGCGAATGATGTCATTGCCACCTGGGTGGAATGGAAGATCGATCATCCGTCAGACAATCCACAAATTAATAATAGATTGTAGGAGATGAAGTATGTCCAAGAGATTCACAATCACTATCGAAGAGGATGAATTTGGTGAATTAATTCTTCCAATCCCTGATGAAGTCTGTGAAGATCTTGGATGGATCGTTGGGGACGACTTAGAATTTGACGTAGATGATGTCACAGGCACTATGACACTGCGAAAAGTTGAAGATTGATTCCAGCGCGTCCACAGCGAAAACCACAGTCAACCGCGTTTACTCTAATGGCATTTGAAGATCCTATTTTACAAGAGATTGATGATAACTTTGTAGCAATCAAAGAACTTACTGATGATAATATTCAGGCACATAAGATCATCAATGAATGTTTATTGGCACTAGGAGAGCGTATTAACAAGATTGAAAACATCTTACAGGCGACTGTAGAAGCAGTTAATGAGATGCAAACAGTAGATCGAGTAGCATACAAACCCGATAACCGTGATGAGCATTTGACAATTAAGGAAAACTTAGATTATATTTACGAAAGATTGTCAAAACTGGAGGATAAAGGTTAATGGGATGTCATACTGATGGAAACTTATGTGACGGAGTACGTTTCGGTTCATCTAACAGCAATAATCATTGTGGTGCTAGAGTGCCTTCTAGTGCTTCTAATAGGGCAAAACTGCATATTGCTACATCATACCCCGCAGTTAACCAAGGAAACGTTAAAGAGGCAACTAGAAATGCTTTGATGTATGGTAGCAGTATCATCACTAGTGCTTCAGATATGTCATATACATCTCCATCTGGTGCATCTGCAACAAATCCTGCTGCATGTGGAAAAATATCAATACCATATGCATGTGGTTTTAGTCGGGGAGATTCTGTTTTATCGTTTGACTATAGACCTAATGAGCTATCTTTTGAGGAAATGGATAGTGATACATGGTTTTGTTATGTTTGGGATATGGGATCTAATGGTGGCACGATTGGATCACCATGTTATTACATACGATCAGAAACTAGATCTACTACTGGAGGCACAGATCCAGTAACTGGTCAACCATTATCATCATCAACTTCTGGTGGCACTACTTGTGTGCCTTGTGCAACTACTTGCACTCCTACTGGATCTATAGCATCATATGATTCACCATCTGGTGATGAAACTGGTGATGCAGATTGTCCATATCCTACAGTATATGCTTTTGGCACTACAAGCACTAAGATCTTGATCTCTTATGATCAGTTATCCACAGAATTGCCTAATGGTGTAACTGATATTAATTTCGTTTACGCACCAGATAATATTGATGCTGACGTTTGGGATCAAGAAACTTATTCTGGAGATCCTATTGAAACCTCTCATAATATTTGGAGAGAGGAAGATGAGTCATTTTCAACCTTTGTTATCTACGAAGGTGCAGCATTAGAGAGTGGTAATAAGCAAGGATTGCGTGTAAAGGTAAAGATTGAGCCTATTCTTGACAATACTGCAGCAACGCCCACCTTTACAGGCACTAGATGGGAGCTGCAGGAGGTTTTGAATGCAGGTCAGAACTATGCAGTTAATGATACTTTCACTCTTGAGTATACTCATCTGCATGAAGACCTGACTACAAGCACAATTTCTATCACTTTGAAGGTTACTGCGGTCGGACCAGTCAATACTATCAGTGGTCAGAGCGGTTTTGACGTGCTTGCAGAGGGTGATACGCTTAATGGACACTCAATTACCAACACATTTCACTCAGATTTAGATAATTTTCTATATCATGTCATCTATGTTGATGGAGAAGGTGCTGATTTTGCAAAAGATACTCAATATACATCCAGTAGAAACCACGTTGTTACCGTACATGCAGGTTATGGTATTGTAGATCGCGCATGTTTTATGGGTTTGTATGAATTTACGGACAAATCTATTCAATTTACAACGCATTCTATCGACTCTGGATCTCCCGATGTCTATAATACGGTAAAACAACCCGATGTTTCCGTAACAATTACCAATGGAAGGGTCTCTGGCACCACAATTAACAATGGTGGCGCGGGTTGGGACACTGTAGATCAGAAATTAAACCTTGAAATCACGTCTCCTTTGACAGAATCAGGTAGAGTTGCGGAAATTGAAGGCATTTTTACCTCTGGAGTGCTCACTAATATCAAAATTATTGATGGTGGTAGTGGTTATTCATCATCTGACCCACCAAGTATCTGGGTTAGAAACCGTTATAAGGTTTTAGATACGGAAGTTTTTGCTGGAGTTGACCCAGATGACGTTGGTATCGATGAATTTTACGAGCAATTGCGTAATACTGGTCATTTTTCTGAATATAGTGACGCAATTTTCAATGATCCTGAGTCAATTAAGGCAGATAATACGCGAAGAGAGGGATATAAAGCAAAAACACAAGATATTGTCCAGTCAAATGTCGAAGTTTTGCTAGATCCTGCCGCAGATCGCATTCTACCACTGCCACAGAGAGCATTTAGAGAGGGTGAAGTTGCAAAATTGCGCGATACTTATGAATCTTATGAGTATCCGATCTTAGATGACCTCGAAATTTCGGATGTTTACCTAAATGCACAAATAGATTCCCGCAATACCTTAGATGCTGACGTAGAACAGTCCTTCCAAAACATAACTCAAAAGAGAGTTCCTGATTTTGCACGGTATAAGGAGTTAAAAATTGAAGCAGTGCAGAGAAGATTTCAAGATCTTCCAGATGCTTCACTGTATACTAAATACATGGTAACTCAGTATAGAGCAGATACTCGTCAAGAGATTAAATTTAATGTTACTATTGGATGCTCTGTAGCAGAAAGTGGATGCTCACATATTACTTGCAGTCCTCCTGGAGGAGTAACTAGTCCTCCTGAAACAGATCCAAATACAGGTGCTACTTCAACATTTTCGTATACTATAAGTGCATTGTTGGGTCCTGGATGTGCTGATTGGACTGCATCGGGTGATATTCTGATCAGAAACAATATGACGAGAGCAGCAAACACATATGGAGATGCTGTTGAGGCATATGGAAATCCATTTGACACTTAAACTTAGGAGGTAGTATAATGGCAGGGTTGGCAGCAGCAATATACAGGGGAAACTGTAGTGGGCATGGTAGATGTAAACCAGGAAACATTCATGCCACAGTTCCTTGTGGCACTCCATGTGAAGCAGTTCCTAAAAAAAGTGTTGCTACAATGGATCTATTCAATACCTGGATTGGATATCCTCAACTCCCACAAGGTCCAGTTAGTCCAAACGTAGTAATCAATGGTATTGCACCAATTTTAGATCAAGATCTTTTGACAAATCATCCTGGATCTTGTACACAACAAGTTGTTAGGACAGGCACAAATTGTGGTGACACTATTACTTGCGCTACTTCTGTTCTATGTGCTGAAGACGTTGCTGGTGGCGGCGCTCATATTCGCAAAGCAACAGCAACATCTGCAACCGTCTGGATCAACGGCAAACGGGCATGTAGGGTGGGTGACCCATTAGGTCCTCCATGCCTCTCTAAAATCGCTAATGGGTCAGTTAACGTTACTATTGGAGCTTAATTATGGCAGCACGGTCTAAGTCAATTAGCGGCGGCAAAATGATTGAATCGAAGCCGAAAAAAACGAGGCAGGGGAGTGGTCAGCACACCAAGTATGCATCTTCTTCTCGTAACAATGCTAGGAAGCGTTATCGTGGTCAAGGACGCTAAATAATAAACAGGGATAGCAACCCCTTTAAAAGTTCTGTATCAACAGACCTTTTAAATCCATGGCAAACAATCCAATTCCAGATCAGAGTGATGATTTCATAAAGTCAGGAATGACTTTGATTACTGATCCAAAATCAGATAGATATTTGGATATGGCTAAAAAAATGCCACCTAAAGATAGATTATCTAAGTGGTGTGGTGGTCCTGGAGGATTCGACGACTACGCAGAAAGACTGTAATGGCTTCTATTTCTCTCACCAGTAAAGATTTTAAAAAATCTAAAAGTTTTAAGGATATTGCAATTAGTTTTGCAAAAAATCCTTTTACTAAAGATGTTGCAGTAACAACTAATGAAGAAGCAATCAAACAAGCAGTTAAAAATCTTGTTTTGACTACTCCTGGTGAGAAATTTTTTAATCCCCGATTTGGATCTAGAGTGTCTCAACTTTTGTTTGAGCAACTAGATCCTTTTTTGATTGATTCAATTAGGAGCGAGATCCTAAATACAATCAAGAACTATGAAAGACGAGTAAACGTTACTGACATTAAGTGCATTCCAAACTACGACGATAATTCTATTAGCGTTAGTTTGGAATATCAGATTATTGGTTTACCCCTTGTCGAAACGATAACGTTTGTTTTACAGAGACCATAATGCAACCCAATAATTTAACAGCACTAGATTTTGAAGATATTAAGTCTTCTATTAAAACATATCTGAGAACTAGGACAGAGTTTTCAGATTATGATTTTGAGGGCGCAAGTTTATCGTATCTGATCGATCTATTATCATATAATAGTTACTATTCTGCATTCATGGCAAATATGTCCATGAATGAAGCATTTATTTCATCGTCTACAGTAAGAGACAATGTTGTAAATATTGCAAAACTTTTAAATTATACACCAACTTCCACAGTTGCTGCAACAGCATATCTCCACGTTACTGTGCAAACTGAGCAAGTTGGAGGCGCATGGCCAAATAATGTTACTCTTACTAGAGGACCCATTGCAACTGGTGGTAATTATACTTGGAATCTCCTTGAGTCTAGGACTGCCACTGTTGATCAAACTGATGGCACAGCAACATTTAATTGCGTAAAAATTCAAGAAGGTAGTTTGATCAACTATTCTTATGTTGTCAATACTTTTGCTAAGCAGAGATACACTATCCCAAATGCTTCTGTAGATACAAGCACATTAAGTGTTAGCGTAAAACCAAACGAAAGTAGCACAACATCCGACGTTTATAACTTAGTTGATAATATTACTAATGTCGGATCAACCGATAGAGTTTACTTCTTGTCCGAAAGTGAGGACATGAGATATGAATTATTCTTCGGTGATGATGTTGTTGGTAGAAAACTTGGGGATGGTGAGGTAATCAACTTAGAATATCTTGTTACCGCTGGTGGTGAAGCAAACGACGTAAACTCATTTTCTTTTGTTGGATCTCTTACAGACACTAATAATAGAAATTATGATTCTAGTGAAGTAGATTTTAGTGTTGCTGAGACATCAAAGTTTGGTAGTGCTGAAGAAACAATCGAGTCTATTAAATTTAATGCTCCTCGTTATTACTCCTCTCAATATAGAGCAGTTACATCTCAAGATTATGAGACTATTGTTAAAAGAATCTATAATAACGCTAAGAGCGTCGTTGCTTTTGGTGGAGATGAATTAACTCCACCTGTGTATGGAAAGGTTTACATTGCAATTAAAACAAAAACTGGATCGAAACTAAACGATACTACAAAGAAATCACTTTCTCAACAACTTCGACCATATGCAATGGCATCTATCGAGCCAGTAATTACTGATGCAGATAGTGTATATGTTTTCACTAAGATTTTTGTTACTTACGATTCTTCTACTTCGAGTAGAAATATTTCTAAGATTGCAACTAATGTGCAAAATGCTGTTTCTGATTGGGCATCTCAAACAGGAATCAATAACTTCAACGGAAACTTTAGTTTGTCTAAATTCCAAAAGGCAATTACATTGTCGGATAATAGTATTTCTGACGTATCTACTCAAGTATCACTACTCAAGTATATTATTCCAAATACTGCCGAAACCAATACTTATTGCTTCAGCACAGGATCTCCAATTTATGATAGCTCACCTGGAGCAGTCGAAGATTCAAATTGTCCAAAAGAACCTGTCATTAGATCATCTAGATTTAGGACTAACGACAAACCACTGTTAGATCAATATTTTGAAGATGATGGTTTTGGTAACCTAGTTACTTACTACAATAGTGGTAATAGAAAAATCATTACCAATCCTAAAGCAGGCACAGTAAATTATGATACTGGTGAAATTTGCTTTGGTCCTGTGAATGTTATTGGTGCTGGTGGAAATAATCTACCGACAACAGAAGGTAATCAGTTGGAAGACCTTAATGAGAATTCTATATTCACTGTTGATGGTAGTGAAGCTGCTGTTGCGGCACTGGGTGAGATTAGAATTGCGGTCCAAATCATCCCAGCAAACAACTCAACAATTGCAGTTCCTGATCCCAGCACAATCATTGAAGTCATTACTCCAATCGTCAGTGTAAATCCAATTGGATCAATACTTCCTTCTAATATCCCACTAAATAGTCTTACGCCCAGTGACTTTGAATTAACACCGATTACTGTTGATATCCCAGATCTCAACAACACTGGCGACTTCTCTGGTCTATCCTGTTTCTGAAGTTAGATGTCAATTAATAGAATTTCTCAGTCTGTCCAAAAACAGTCTCCTCAATTTATTGAGGAAAATTATCCGCTATTTAATAAGTTTGTTGAGTACTACTATAAGTCTCAAGAAAAAACTGGTTTTGGTCAAAATATTCTAAATGAGTTTTTAACTTATTTGAATATTGATAGATTGAATATTGAAATTCTGGATGGATCTACAAAGACAGTAGAAAATATTAGTAATTCAACGGATACTATTATTGTAGAAAACGTTGATGGTTTTCTTGAGAAGAATGGCACAATTTTAGTTGACGATGAAGTCATCTTCTACGAGACTGCGGTTGCTTCTCCAAGTATTGCTTTGAGTCCTGGTATTAGTTATGATCAAGTAAAACTTAAGTGGAAGACGTTAGCAAATACTGTTGATCAGTATGACGGCACGACTAGAAGATTTGCTCTTTTATCACAAGATAATCCAGTAAACCCACCAACACCTCAGCATTTGATTGTTAGGGTTTATGGTAAAACTTTAATTCCTGGGACAGATTATACTGTCAGTGGGTCTGACATCATCTTCACAGTTGCTCCACGAGCACAGACTCCAGCAGATGATAATATCACCTCTTCAATTACATACCTTGATGGTTTTGTAGAAAATTCAATTTTAGCACTTGATGATATTTCAGGTAGCTTTGGATCTGGCAAACAAACTTTTGCAGTAACCAGAAATTCAGATCCATATCAACCTGTGGTTGATGAGTATGTTCTTGCTATCTATGATGGTAGATTGATGCTACCTAAGGTAGATTTTACCTTTGATGGATCCAAAATTACATTCACATTTGCACCATTAACGGGCAGAAAGTTAGATTTATTCTCCATTGAGGCACCTATTCCATCATTTGGTAATGGTGCAGTTGGTTATTCTAGAATCAATGATGATGGGCAACTTGATAAAATTGTTGTAGGTGAAACTGGATCGGGATATAGATTTGAATATCCACCAAAAATTTCTATTAAGTCTTCTGTTGGTGGAGATGGATCTGCAAAACCACTTATCAACGGAATTAAGACAGTAACTCTTCTGTCTGGTGGACAGGGATATAGCACAACAAATCCACCACTAGTATCTGTTGAGGGTCCAACGAAAGATGGATCTACTACTCCAAATATTAAGGCAACCGTCGAGAATGGGTCTGTAACTGCCCTTACAATCGATGATTCTGGTAGTGGATATACTTTCACCCCAAGAATCAACTTCGTCCAACCTGGAGGGGCAACACTTGCTCCCGTAACTCTTTCTGGCGGATCTGTTGTTGGTCCTATTACAATTACGAATTCTGGATCTGGATACAGCACACCACCTGCAATTTACATTGATGAACCAACAGGCACAGATGGAATCCGTGCATCATTCTCAACAACTATTGATGCTGATGGTGATCTAGCAACGGTTACTATCTTAAATGCAGGTCAAGGATATGAAACTACTCCTAGAATTGCAGTTATTGATCCTGTTGGAGCACAAGTCTTAGAAACTAAAGTTGATGGCAATGGCAGAGTAATTGATATTGAATTGCTCAGTGGTGGTAGTGGATATGAAGATATTCCCTCAGTTTACATTGTTGATGATCGCACTGATGCTCAAGGTACTTTCATTGGTGGCACTGGA